ATGAAGAACAAAAGAATCAAATTGAGCAAGATATGGCACCATTTGGTTTCTTAAGTGATGGTATAACAGGAGAAGAGTCCTTTGTAGATGATGAAGGAGATAGATGGTTTACTGATGAATATGGGGATAAAGGTGGTGGTATGGATTATATGTGGAAGTATTAAAGGGTGTTCACGAACGAGTCATGCATTTTTGACCCCTCGAAAATAAACTTTTTAATAAATAATTTTTAGTTAAACTGAGAAATTCGGAGACAGAAAACATGGCGACTCCTCAATTATCTCCTGGTGTTCTGACTAGGGAGGTTGATTTAACAGTAGGAAGAGCTGATAATGTATTAGACAACATAGGAGGTATTGCGGGTCCATTCCCACAAGGTCCAGTTGACGATTTGGTGAATATTACTACTGAACAGGAACTTATCAATGTATTTGGTAAGCCTATTTCCACAGATGCACAGTATGCGTATTGGATGAGTGCTGCATCTTATCTTTCTTATGGAGGAGTTCTTAAAGTAGGTAGAACAGATGGTTCTTTACTTAAGAATGCTAATGCTGGCGTAGGTCAAGCATCTGCATCCCTTAAAATTAAAAATTATGATGATTATTTAAACAATTACACAGAATCAGAAAACTTTGTATTTGCTGCAAAGACTCCTGGTACTTGGGCAAATAGTCTTAAAGTTTGTACAATTGACAACTTAGCAGACCAAACACTTAAATTTGCTAGTGTTAACTTAGCAGGTCTAGGTGCTACTGTTGGATACGGTATAACACAGGCAGTTACTGATGTAGTACTTCCAGGAACAGGAACAACTTCTACATTCAGTGGTTACATTAAGGGTATTATTACTGGTGTTACTACAAGTTCTACTGCTGGTTCATCTGAAGTACAAGTTAAAGTTGTAGAAAGAGTTGATGCTGCTGGAACTGCCACTGCAATTGATTATGCAGAAGGTGCTTCATATGCTTCATTCACTACTGGTAATGTTGTATTCCATAAGGCAAGTGGTGCTGTTGTAGGTACTGGTGCAACTGCAGTAACTGCTGCAAGTGACTGGTATGATGAGCAGACTCTTGGACTAACTAACGCAACAATTTTCTGGAAGTCTATTGCTCCAAGACCAACAACTAACAAGTACTCTCTTGATAGAAATGGTAAGAATGATGCTACTCATGTTGTAGTTGTTGATGATTTAGGAGAAGTAACAGGAATTACAGGTCAAATTATTGAGAAGCATACTTACCTTTCTAAGGCACTTGATGCTCAATCTGATGTAAATTCACCTCAGAAAATCTGGTACGAAGATTATCTATCACTTTATTCTGAAAATGTCTACGCTGGTGGTAATCCTGGTAGCGGTATTGATGAATATAACAAGACAGCTCCTGCTGCTAATGGATTCACTGCTTTAGGTGGATGGACACAAATTAGTGCTGGAGATGGTATCTGGGGACAAAATGCTCAAGGAGTTAACTTTGCTTCAGTTGGAAATATCACCTATTCATTGACAGGTGGTGTTGATTATACTGCTAATGGTGGTATGAAGTGTCAACTTGGTGATATTATTTCTACTTACGAACTATTCTCGAATAAGGATGAAGTAGCAGTTGATTTCCTAGTTATGGGTCCAGGATTTGATGATCAAGGTGATTCACAAGCAAAAGCAAACTATCTAATCTCTATTGCTAATGAGAGAAAAGATTGTATGGCAACTATTGGACCACATAGAGCAAATCTTGTTGGAGTTTCTAATAGTGATACTCAGACCACAAATCTAACCAACTACTTTAGTTCGTTAGCATCTTCATCTTATGCAACACTTGATAGTGGTTATAAGTACACTTACGATAGATTTAATAACAAATTCCGTTGGATACCAACCAATGCTGATGTAGCAGGTTTGATGGCTCGTACATCACTGACTTCATATCCTTGGTTCTCACCAGCAGGACAACAGCGTGGTGTTCTTAACAATGCAATTAAACTTGCATACAATCCTAATAAGGCACAAAGAGATCTTCTATATCCATTAAGAGTTAATTCAGTTATCACACAACCTGGAGTTGGAACACTTCTATTTGGTGATAAGACTGCTCTTGGATATGCATCTGCCTTTGATAGAATTAATGTTAGAAGACTATTCCTAACAATTGAGCAAGCACTACAAAGTGCAGCAGAAGCACAACTCTTTGAACTCAATGACGAGTTAACAAGAGCAAACTTCAAGAATATTGTTGAACCATATCTTCGTGACATTCAGGCAAAGAGAGGACTCTACGGATTCCTAGTTATTTGTGACACCACAAACAACACACCTGATGTTATTGATAATAATGAATTCCGAGCAGACATCTTCCTGAAGCCTGCGAAGTCAATCAACTATGTTACTCTTACTTTCGTTGCTACCCGTACTGGCGTTAGTTTCGATGAAGTAGCAGGTCGAGTTTAATTCTAATATCTAAATACCAACAGGAGGATACTACCAATGGCAACAGGCTATTCAATTTCCAAATTTAAAACCGCCCTCGCAGGGGGCGGTGCGAGGCCGAATCTCTTTGAAGTTCGGTTAACATCTATTCCAGGTGGAGTAGAATGGGATTCAGACAACTTCAAGTTTATGTGTAAGGCAGCACAATTACCTGCTTCTACCATAGCAAATATTGATGTTCCTTTCAGAGGAAGAATCTTTAAAGTTGCTGGAGACAGAACTATTGAGAATTGGACTCTTACTATCATTAATGATGAAGATTTCAAATACAGAACTGCTTTTGAAGGATGGATGCAGCATATTCTCAGATTAGAGAATAATACTGGTACTACAAATCCAGTTTCCTATATGACTAATGCTGATGTTATTCAGTTAGGTAGAGGATCAGTAATAGAATCAACAAGTTCCACTGAAGGTAGCTATGATGATTCTGCTCAAGGAGTAAATGTATCAGGACTTGCAAGATATCAATTCCAAGATATTTTTCCAGTTAATGTTAGTTCTATTGACCTATCAATGGACAATTCTGATCAGATTGAAGAGTTTACTGTTGAGTTTGCTGTTCAATCATTCTCTAGAATGCAACAGGTCGATACTTAAATATAGGGGGTTTTAAACCCCTATAAATAGAAGAGTAGAAGAAGTTTCCTTAATCATGGCGAAGTTATTTGGGTTCTCAATAGAGGACACTGAACCACTATCTCCGACCACAGTTTCCCCTGTCCCCGAAAATAACGAGGACGGGGTTGACTGGTCTATGAGTAGTGGTTTTTTTGGGTCATATGTTGACTTGGAAGGAATCTATCGGACTGAATTTGATTTATTAAAAAGATATCGTGAGATGGCATTACATCCAGAAGTGGATAGTGCTATTGAAGATATTGTAAATGAAGCAATTGTATCTGATCTTAATGATAGTCCAGTTCAAATTGATCTGGATAATTTAAATGCTAGTGATGGTATTAAAAGTAAAATTAGAGATGAGTTCAAATTTATAAAGGATCTTTTAGATTTTGATAAAAAAGCACATGAAATTTATAGAAACTGGTATGTTGATGGAAGAATCTATTATCATAAGGTAATTGATTTAAAGAAACCTGAAGAAGGTATTCAGGAAATGCGTTATATTGACGCAATGAAGATGAGATATGTGCGTCAGAATAAGAAAAAAGGTGGTAATGATAAGTATAAGAATAGAAATCCTCTAGTCAATGATAATCCAATGGATTATGAATGGCCAGAAATAGAGGAGTACTTCATTTATAATCCAAAATTAACATATCCTACAGGTAATGTTAAAGATTTGGGATCGAATACTGGTATTAAAATGACCAAGGATTCGATTACTTATTGTACTTCTGGATTAGTAGATAGAAATAAAGGAAATTGTCTTTCATATTTACACAAAGCAATTAAATCACTCAATCAACTTAGAATGATTGAGGATTCTTTAGTAATATACAGATTATCGAGGGCACCAGAACGAAGAATTTTTTATATTGATGTCGGCAATCTACCGAAAGTAAAAGCTGAGCAATATCTCCGAGATGTGATGATGAGATATCGTAACAAACTTGTATACGACGCTTCTACAGGAGAGATCCGTGATGACAAAAAGTACATGGCAATGCTGGAGGATTTCTGGCTCCCTCGGAGAGAAGGAGGGCGTGGTACTGAAATTTCTACTCTTCCAGGAGGTCAAAACTTGGGGGAAATCACGGATATTGAGTACTTCAAAAAGAAATTATATAGGTCGCTCAATGTACCCCCATCAAGAATGGACGGAGAAGGAGGATTTAATCTGGGAAGATCCTCAGAGATATTGAGAGATGAACTTAAATTTACCAAGTTTGTTGGTCGTTTAAGAAAGAGATTCTCCAATATGTTTAATGACATGTTGAAGACTCAATTACTCCTAAAGAATATAATTACTCCCGAAGACTGGGAAGTAATGTCTGAGCATATTCAATATGACTTCTTATATGATAATCATTTCTCAGAATTAAAAGAATCTGAATTATTAAATGAGAGATTGAATAGTGCTGCAACAGCAGAACCATATGTTGGAAGGTACTTCTCTCAGGATTATGTAAGAAGAAAAATTCTAAGACAAACTGATGAGGAAATTCTTGAACAGGATAAACTAATCAAGAAAGAAATTAAGGATGGAACTATTCCTGATCCTGCAACTATTGATCCTGCAACAGGTTTACCATTAGATGCAGTTCCTGCAACAGCATCAAGTATGGATGGTGGAGTTCCTATTATGGAACCTGATTTAGAGGGGGAAACAATGGATCCTAAAATGCCTAAGGGTGGGGAGATTTAGTGCCTATTCAACCAGATAGAAGTAAACAAAATACTTTTACTGTAAATTTAAAGGAAGACGATATTAAATTATTATATAATTCAGTAGAATTCTATGAAGAAAATAGACCACTTTCTGGTGCTAGACCACCTACTCATCAGGAACCTACTGCACATATAAAACATATAAAAAGTATTTTATATGCAATGATATTAGAGTCATCTTTTTACAATACATAAATACTATAGTTAACATTTTGCTATTAATTTACCATGCCTGAAATTACTAATGATTTAATGGATATGATTATTGCTGACGAATCTCCTTCGAGTGTCAGTGATAAGATTAAAGATATTCTTTTTTCTAAAACTGCGGAAAAAGTAGATGCTTCCAGACCTGAAGTAGCAAAAAATACTTTTGATTCTCCTGAAACTACTGAAGAACCAGTGGCAGAACAGGATTGAACTATAAATAACTAAAATAAATGATCTTTTAACGATAGAGGATACAATGAAACTCATTAGAGAAGAAATTGAATCAGTAAAATTCATTACAGAAAAATTAAAATCTGGTAAGCAAAACCTTTATATTGAAGGTATTTTCTTACAGGGTAATATTAAAAACCGTAATGGTAGAATGTACCCAATGGAGACTCTTCGTAAAGAGGTTAATCGTTATAATGAGTCAAATGTTTCATCTGGTAGAGCACTTGGAGAATTAGGTCATCCTGATGGTCCAACTGTTAACCTTGATAGAGTTTCTCATAAAATTGTTTCACTAAAAGAAAGTGGTTCTAATTTTATTGGAAAGGCAAAGATCCTAGACACACCAATGGGTTCTATTGCTAAATCTCTTATTAGTGAAGGTGTTAAACTTGGCGTATCCTCTCGTGGTATTGGTTCTTTAAAACCAACCAAAGAAGGATTTAATGTAGTAGGTGAAGACTTTATGTTAGCAACAGCAGCAGATATAGTTGCTGATCCTTCTGCTCCCGATGCATTTGTTGAGGGAATTATGGAAGGAAAAGAGTGGGTTTGGGAAGGAAACAGTTTCCGTGAACAACTCGCAACAGATACTAAGAATAAAATTAATGCTTTAGCAGCTGAAAAAGCACTTGAAGAGCATAAACTTAGTCTCTTCAATGAGTTTATTAACTCATTGTAAAGTTCAACATTATAAATAAATATAGATTTTTAAATTACAGAAGAATCGGAGATTACCCAAATGTCTAGTGGCAACGACTTACAAGAAATGGAAGTAGGCACGAAGCAATCCAAAACTGCTGTAAATGCTAATGCAGCACCAGCAGCACCAATGGAAAAGCTCAAGAATCCAGGCGAAGGTCTTTCTACAAATGTAGAAGATCTCGGTGGACCTACTCCAGATAATTACAAACCAGATGACGATTCAGCAAAGCTGAAAACTCCTGGTGGAACTCTTAAGCAAGTAAGAGATGTAGTTAATAAAGGTGCTAAGCCAGCAGAACCTATGAAGGGCATGAAGGAAGAGGAAGAAACTGATTCTCCTGTAATTGAAGAAGAAGAGACAACTACTAATGAAGTTGTGGCAGAAGAGCCAGCAGCAACAGAAGAAGTTGTATCTGAAGAAGAAACTACTGAAGAAGAAACAGTAGCAGAAGCACCAGACTATACAGAGATCACCATCGATGAAGATGTTGCTGCTCTTGTAGAAGGTGAAGAGCTTTCTGAGGAGTTCAAGGAAAAAGCAAAAACAATCCTTGAAGCAGCAGTTAAAGGTAAAGTGGTACAGATTAAAGAAGTACTACAAACCGAATACGATGCAAAACTTCTCGAAGAAGTTGAGACTATCAAAGGTGCTCTAAATGAGCGTGTTGATAGCTACCTTGAATATGTTGCTGACGAGTGGTTCACTGAGAATCAACTTGCAGTAGAGAACGGTCTTAAGGAAGAACTCACAGAATCCTTTATGACTGGTCTTAAGAGTCTTTTTGAAGAACATTATGTATCAATCCCTGAAGAAAAATATGATGTACTTGAGAGCATGGTAGAAAAATTAGATGATATGGAGTCCAAACTCAATGAGCAAATTGAGAAGAATGTTTCCTTAACCAAGAGACTTGCTGAGTCTACTGCTGATGGAATCTTCGATACAGTTTCCGAGGGTCTTGCTGACACTCAGAAGGAGAAGCTCGCCTCACTTTCCGAAAGTGTAGAGTTTGAAAGTGAATCAGAATATCGTGAGAAGTTGGAGACTTTGAAGGAATCATATTTCCCTTCAAACGGAAAGTCACCAAGGGCTAAGTCCGAGAATCTATCAGAAGGAGTAGATAATTCTGCAGGTGCAGACATATCAAACTCAATGGCTGGATATCTAAACACTCTCCGTGGTTTAGCAAAATAATTGAATTTAATATTATTAATCAAACATAACCTTTTATTTTAATAAGCAAATGTTCCATTCAGAACAGTTGCAGGAAAAGTGGGCACCACTTCTAGATTACGATGGTATTGATCCTATTAAGGATTCTCATCGTAGAAGCGTAACCGCAGTCCTGCTAGAAAACCAAGAAAAATTTTTAAGAGAGCAGCAAGCATTTGAAGGTGGTACTTCAATGCTTACTGAGCAACCTACCAACAACACCAACTCTGGAGCCACTGCTGGTTTTAGTTCAGGTGCAGCTGCTGGTGGTCCTACCGCAGGTTTCGACCCTGTTCTAATCTCTTTGATTAGAAGAGCAATGCCAAACTTGGTCGCATATGACCTTGCTGGTGTTCAACCAATGTCTGGTCCTACTGGACTTATCTTCGCAATGCGTTCACGCTACACTAATCAGAGTGGCACTGAAGCATTCTACAACGAAGCAGATTCAGCATTCTCTGGACAAGATGCTAGCTTTACTCGCAACCAAGGTTGGGCAGATGAAGCTGCTGGTTTAGGTACTACAGTTCAGGCTGGTACTAACCCTGCTGTTCTTAACCCTGTTTCTTCTGCATCTTCTACTGCATATAATGTAGGTGAAGGTATGCGTACTGACAACGCTGAAAAGCTTGAAGGTACAGGAACCAGAGCGTTCAACCAGATGGCATTCTCAATCGAGAAGGTCACTGTTACTGCTAAGTCAAGAGCCCTCAAGGCTGAGTACTCATTAGAGCTTGCTCAAGACCTTAAGGCGATTCATGGTCTTAATGCAGAGGCAGAACTTGCTAACATCCTTAGTACTGAGATACTTGCTGAAATTAACAGAGAAGTTATCAGAACTATCTACAAGGTTGCTGAGCAAGGTGCTACACAGAATGTTGCTAACGCTGGTACATTCGACCTTGACATCGACTCAAATGGTAGATGGTCAGTTGAGAAGTTCAAGGGTCTACTTTTCCAGATGGAAAGAGACGCTAACGCAATCGCACAGAGAACTCGTCGTGGAAAGGGTAACATCATCCTTTGCTCCGCTGATGTTGCTTCTGCACTAACAATGGCTGGTGTACTTGACTATACACCTGCTCTTAATGCTAACCTTAATGTTGATGATACAGGCAATACATTTGCTGGTACATTACAAGGTAAGTACAGAGTATACATTGACCCATATTCTGCTAACCTTCAGCCAGGTGCTAATGGTGGTGCCCCAACAGGTGGTAACCAGTACTATGTTGTTGGTTATAAGGGTTCATCTCCTTATGATGCTGGTCTGTTCTACTGCCCATATGTTCCACTACAGATGGTTCGTGCAGTTGGAGAGAATTCATTCCAGCCAAAAATCGGCTTTAAGACTCGTTACGGAATCGTTGCGAACCCATTTGCCGAAGGACTCGACCAAGGACTTGGAAGACTCCGTGTTAACACAAACCGCTACTACAGGCGTGTTGCTGTTAAGAACCTTATGTAAGCGAGACGCTTATATTTCTTCTAAAGGGATGTCAATTGACATCCCTTTTTTATTGTGTTATAATATTAAAGTTCATTATACAGCTTTAAGCTTATGACATTCATTAAAGTTCCTCTTAAAGGAGTCCCTACAGAACTCCGTGCTGAAATAGAGGCAGCACTTCCTACACCATTAAAAGTTCCTGGATGGAAATTTAAAGGTCGTGTCTGGAGAAAACTTACCCAGATAAACACAAAAGATAAAAAAGGATTTCAGAATAATTCTGTTAGAATTGCTGGAACGGGAGACAATGAAACATTAGAACAGTCTCTCAGAAAAGGTATTGATACTACAAAACTTACACCATCTCTTTATCCTAATGATAATCTGTTAGATGCATTTAATCGTCTTAAACAGTTAATTGGAATTGGATATAAAGAGTGGATTTTTGCAGTATATGAAGAAGATAAAGAAACTGCTACAGAATTCCAATCTTCTCATGAAGAATTTATAGATGATTTTCGTGCTGCTGCAAATAAAGGTGATGGTACAAAAGTAATCTCTGATAATGAAATCATAGAACTTGGTCGTAAAAGATTCCAAAATCGTAAAGAACGCAGTAAGGAAAAGATTAAAGAGTGGATTGAAACTCTAGATCTTAACTTATCTCCTCAAAAAGTTGCTGGAATTGCTAAAAGAATTAGTAGTGACTTTGAAAGAAAAGGAGTAATTCAATCCTTTAATAGAAAGGAATCTGAAGAGTTTTTGGCAAATCTTGGTCTTGGTGCAGATGTTCTCAATACTCATGGTACTGAAGGAGATAAAACTAGAGTTTTAAGACTTCAGGTTGTAGCTATGGAAAACTTTGTTGCAAATAATTCTACTTTAAATGTTGCTTTATTTGATAGTCAAGCTACTAGTCATGAAGATATTGATTCTCATAGAAAAAATACTCTAAATCTTTTAAAGGAAATAGATGATTTAGTTATGAGTTATGCTTCTGCCAGAATAACTAATAGAGATATTGAACCATTAAAGGTTATAGGTGCATTACCTCAAAAAATAGGTG